CCTTATTATATTTCTCCAGAAATTTCTGCCGCAATCTTTTATCTATTGCTTTTCTGGTGGCTTGTCGATATAACTCAAACCTTTGTTCGGGATCATCAGGTAAAGGTAAACCCTTACTTTCTCCTGTTTCTTTAGCCAATTCTGCCTCAAACAACTTTATCTTTTCCTCTAATTCATCAAATTCTTGATAATCAGAAGAAGGTTCTAAAGTTTCAACATGTTTTGCCAGCTCATCAACTTTTATCATCAACAACATATCAAGAGCTTGATCTTTTAATTTTTGCAAATTACTTTCAATCATACTCATATTGGTATGTGCTTCCAATGAGTTTTCTTTTAACTTATCCTCAAACTCTAGCAGTTCAACAACCAACTGGTCACTACTAGAATGAACACTATGAAACTCATCTTCTTCTACAACAGGTTCTAACACATCCACAACTTCAGGTCCTACCAAAAATTCTAACAATTCTTCATCAGTTACCTCTCCAAGTTCTTTATCTGCTTGCTCAAACAATTGTTCTACTTCTTCGTCCCCAATTTCGAATACTTCTTCTTTTTCAATATATTTGCGCAATTCACTCATTAGTTTCCTCTTTGCTTCTTTCTTTGAAATCGAAATACAAGACCCTAATTCTTCTTTTATTCCCACTACTTTTATTGTTACTTTCACTCTAGCAGGTTGTTGAGATTTAACTTCCGATGTTTCTAACAACTTATTGCCTGAATTAACAAACAAAGCTGAAACCCAACTAACATCATCCATACTCTCTTTAGGTAAAGTAACACCTTTCACCAAGGTAAGTATCTTGGGATCAAATATAACATTCTCTACCGGAATATCAGGTTCCTGAGATACACTACTGACTGATTCTGATTTCATGCCAGCCTCTCCCAAAGCTCGCCTTTCCTCATATCCCCATGCTGATGTTACATGTTTAGCCTGCTTCAATGCATCTCTAGTCCAAAAACCATTTGATGTATAAAACCACTCATCTTTCATCATCTGCTGTGTTATCCAATAACCTCCATAAGGAAGCATTAAAGACAAAGCAACATGATGCACCTCTTCCATGGGTTCTACAATTAGTCTCAAACGCTTCTGTTTTGACTGCAAATCTTTAATACCTAATTCTTTAAATTTAACAAAATTTTTAGGTGCTTTAAATTTGGCTTTGGTCAAAACAGATCCTTCTACCTCTAACTGAGGATACATTTTTCCAACCATCTCATCATTTACATCATCAGGATCCCTATCGTCTGCCCAATCTCTAACTTCTTTGGGTTTAAAGGGCTCAACAACTAACTTCTTCTGCTTTCTAAATGCTAACATCTGTGATACTAAATCAGGAAATGCATAAATCCATAGATCCTCTTCTTCGAATTTATTATCCTTGGATAAATACACATTAAGACAAAATTTCTGAGTGGGATAGCCATCTGAACTAGGCCACTCAAAATCTTCATCTATATCCCTTATTAACTCAGGTTGCTCACCTTTTCCATTACATGCCTGTACTCTTTGCACAACTATTTCACTTCTAGTATCTTCTATAATTTGACACAAAGAATTCCAAATTCTAGGATGATGAAAAGCAGAAGTTATCATATAACCTCTAGCAGTATCAAACAATCTTCTCTCCAAAGTTGTTCCTGCAACCATCACCTGCTGTCTCAAATTTCCAATCAATTTCAACAAATCATTTTCTATTATGTAAGGAATCGGTTCTATTTCTTCCTGTCCCATCACACACTTCAACATGGAGCCTAAAAATTTTGTTTCCACACATAACTTCCCTTCTTCCAATGTTTCCTCGATAAACATTGGATTCCAAGTTCCTTCTTTAATCTGCAACCCCATCTTCTTAAAGAATTCTATAGATTGTTCTGTATCTAAGGGATTAACTTTATTAACAACATACATTTTATATGCTAACTGACTTTTAACACAATCTTGATATGTTATACCAACAACACCTGATAATATACCAGTGTTATTATAATAAGTCTTTTCACCTTCCACAAAGAATTCAGAACCTACAGACAGATGTAACCAAATGTTACATATG